CCATGTTTTCCCGCGCTTGCGCGTTCCGCCTTTCATGTAAAATACCACCTTTCTTGATTGAGATATAGCAAGGAAAATGGTATACTTTACATGTATAGCCATTTCCTTTTTCACACATTGGGTTCTGGTTATTCATCCTTTCGTCCCGGTCTACTGCAATAGGCCGGGACATTTTTTGTTCAAGATGCGTTCAAGATGTGTACAAGATAAAAAATCATCTTGAACACCCTCTAAGCCGCATAAATACTGGGTTTTTCGGGGGTGTGTTCAAGTTGTACAAGATAAATCCTTATATATATTTATATTTACCCGTTTTCGTAATTTCACACTTTAATTTTTAAGTATGAAATTACGAAATTCCGTCTTTTATATAATAAATTAAGATTTATCTTTTCCATCTTGAACACCTATCAAAAAACCCAGTAAAATCAAGGCTTTGAAGGCGTTCAAGATAACAATTTCATCTTGTACACATCTTGTACAAACTTGAACACCCTCACCAACAACCACCGCTGTTGCTGGTGGGGCGCTGGCTGTCAGTCATACCAATCACCATCATCAAGATTGTGGTTCAGGGCAACAATGACATAGATCAATTCACAAAGTGATAGCACGGCACCACCGATTAATCCGGCATAGAAATGAATGTGATAATGAAAAATCAGAGAACCAATTACAACGAACAAAAATGCCACCAGACAGTTGCAACAAAACAACCAAAACGACCATATCAATATTTTGATGATCTGCATCATTTCTCACCCCCCCTATCGGTAAATCCTGCCGGTTCCTTTGTCCTTTAATGTGATCCGCCCGACAATTTCAAAGTTGAATGCTGCCGCAACGGAACGCATGATGTAGATGATTCGGCGCAAAGTCCTTTCTTCTTCATCCCTTCTCTCTTCCTTGGCAACGTGACTGATTGCCACGCTTGCCGTTGGATCACTATAGCCTTCCTGATTTCTGCCTGGCATCAGATATCACCGTCCTTACGATGTAACGAACGGTCAACGGAAAACTTCCCTTCCGGGTAACGCGCTGTCAGCTTGTCAATGTTCATCTGGAAGATGGTTTCAAGATCATAGCCAATGGCATAAGCAGAAACGGCCAAGTACCACGCAACGTCACCCAATTCCTTGGCAAAATGCTGTTCGTCAAAACCATGCCCCTGAAATGTGGACTTTTTCACCATGTCGGCACACTCACCAGATTCACCGCACAGCCCCATGACACCGTTGACCAGCAGCTTGTTAATGTTCTGGTTATCCGTATTATTTGCAAACTTCATTGCATTTATCTGATATTCATTGATTGTCATTCTGTTTGTCCTTTCTCCAATACCAACTGATGGGATCAACCATTTCTGATAATTGTAAAAGTTCTCGTCTCAATCGTTTGATATCTTCCTGTATGGAAGAATAGCCTTCCGGATGATAGTAACTTGAAAACCGTGCCTCCTGAATCCTTGTATTCAGCCGTACACCAAGCTGTGAACAGAATTCAGATTGTTGTCTGACTTTTGTTTCTTTATCCATCGTCATTTTCTCCACCTCATTTGTTCAGGTCATCCAGTTCATAATCTTTCAGTTCTTTTTCTCCTTCCTTCAACCCATCCTGAACACCTGACATGTAGATGGAACTGACCCACCTGTTAAACGTGTTCAATGGCATCCGTTGAACAGCTTTGAACTCTTTGAACGTGATTGCTTTCTTCATTCAGATCACCTATATCCTTCACATACGGTAAATCTTTAAGGATTTCAACAAATGCGTTCCATTCATCCAGCTTATGTCCGGTGCGCTGTCTGATCATGGAAAATGCTGTTTCATAGTCAAAATCAACAGTGCGGCGCTGGTTATAAGATGATGGAAGAAGTTGAATCATCTGCCACCAGAAGAACTTCTCTTTGCTATCCAGATAATCTTTCCGGGACTTATTTAGAATATTGACGATTGTTTGAAGAACTGCATTTGATTCAAGGCCAAGCTTGTCACAAGAAAAGTCCGTTGTTTCAAACGGCTTTGCAGTCAATTTGTGCATGGTACTGCAACTGTTTGCCGTGGTTCCAATCTTGTAGGTGTCAAATTCCTTCCACCAGTACAATGGTGCTGTGATGTCCATGGAAACATGGATCATCCGCAAATACTTCCGGTGTTCAGTTCCAGCTTTGAACAATCTACGCATAAGATCAAGATCATTCTTGCCAAGGACAATACCACCATCCGAACCATGACAACCGCCTTCCCCATAATAAGGGCAAGTTCTGTCAGGGTCACAATCCACACGATCACAATACAGTGTGTCCGATTTTTCCCATGAATTCATAGGATTCCGCATTCCCCTGATTGCGCTTTCCCATCCCCATACTTCAATGTTTTCGACTTTAATCATCGTATTCCCCTCCATCTACGTACCTACCGGCATTCAATGCGTCTTCCATTCTTTTGTGGAACTTCATAAAGGCGTCCTTTGGTGAATCAGCCTTCACGAAAAACAACTGATCCGTTAAACCATCCCGAATGATATAAAGTCTGGCTTCAGCATAGTAATAACTGTAAAAAGTTTCATTCAGTCCCAAATCAGGAAAACTTATCCACCGTAAATGAACAATACTGTTGAAAAACCGATTAATGCTGACATCCACATTCATCATCACAAATCACCTTCCATCCTTTCCGTTAATGCGATCAGTTTCTTCCTGTCTAGCCGTTTTGCATATGCGATTTCCTGAAGTTCGTGCCATACATCGACAGCATAATTCCGCCAAGATTCTGCTTCTGCATTGTCTTCTTCTCTTTCCTCATAGGAAAATTGCCAATATTCTTTCAGCGCATTGTATAAGTCTTCTGCTTCATCACCAAGACGTTCACGAATGAGCCGTTGAAAATAGGCATCTGTTTCTTCACCATTCCCACCGCCTATGAATTCCCTTGTACCGTCAGACAGAAGAATTGTGGGATATCCATATACTTCACTCATGCAGCCACCCCCTCATCAGCGGAATAATTCACCGGCATCTTCTTGTAACAGGTCAATCAGCGGATTTTCTGGCGAATCTGCGAACATCGCTTCGTTAATCATCTGCGCGTATTCCGCAAATTCATCATGTGTTGATTGACGTTTGTATATGCTAGTTGAATTATCACTGTAAAACTCAATTAACTTATCAATCATGGATTTCGATAATGCGTTCGGTACACGATCAAGCCGGTCGTCCGTGCAAGTCATAATCACTCCTGTCACAAAATCAGAAATAATCCACCGCTTATAGTTTGCGTCACCCGGCCATTCCGGATTTCTACGGCGGATAGTGAACCAATGTCCGCCTTTCCAAAACATGTACCCCTTTACCTTGACAGCCTTTTTCCCGCTGCCATCGTTATGAATGATATAAACATCACTTCTTTTCATTTCTGTCACCTCACAAATACCTGGCATTTCCGACCGTTTACCCGTCTGGATTCAATATTCAGGTCAAGGGTTTTCTTGATAACTTTGGAAAATTGAATCTTTGACATCGGGTTCATGTTGTTTTCTGCACAAAACACCGTGTACCGCCGGTATACGTCCGCCGTTGATTCATTCACAATATCTGTATCAACGTCAGAATCCTGAATAAATCCAGTGATAGGGTTGTTCTCGCTTTCGTATTCTTCCCGCTGCTTTTCCACCTTCTCGCTTCGTGTAAACTCTGCATTTTCTGGATGAATGCGCTTCAGCCCTTCAATACCAACCCGAATAAGGTACATCCGCGCTTCTTCTGAACGTAATTTGCTTTGGATATGTTTGTCATATCCAACGGAACCTTCTTTGAATTCCGCATCGAACGGAATGATAATAAGGCGATCAAGTACCGCACCCGTCCGGTCTTTCATCCTTGGAATGTCATTTGCTGAAAACAACAGTTTCACATACGGATTGAATTCAAACGGGTCTTGCCCTTTTTGTTCTGCTTTGATCCGGTTCCCGGCAACGATCTTTTTGAACATTGCCACCTGTCCGCCCTGAAGAAAGTCATCTCCGATATCATCACCAATGTTGGCAAGCTTGCCAAACATCATGGCTGTGCTGAATCGGTCTGACAGTTCTTTCAGATCAAGGGCACAAATGTTGTCTTCCCCCAGTGTGTTTTTTAACCAGTCAAGGAAAGTAGATTTTCCATTTCTTTTCCCGCCGGTCAGGATAAACGCCTTCCGCATGTTGTTTTCACGGTACAGGCAATAGCCAACACATTCTTCCAGCAATGCCCGGATAGACGTATCCCCACACGCCATAGCATTCAAGGTTCTATCACCCACTTCGCTGTAAAACGTAGGATCATAAATCAGATTGATTTTGTTCGTTATCACAAAATCCGGTGAATAAGGCATCATTTCATCTGTTTCAAGATCATAAATTCCATTTCTGAATGCGATAT